GGTCAGGAACTCCCAGGCGAGTACGATGGCCCTTACAATGGGCCAGTCTACGAGGTTGGTAAAATGACCCCTGTCTAACCCTAGCCACTCCTGCTAGGAAATTGACCGCATTTTGACCTTTACCCCCTTTTGACAGGGGGCTAGGCATAGGACTATGGCTATCAACACCTACCGCTTTTGGATGGCAACGGACTCTAATCGTCTGTTGGCTAACCAGACTTCGTTCATCCAGGCCAGCGCTCCTTCGTTCTATCAGGGCAATGTAGCCAACCTTGAACTTTACATGGTGATTTCGGCTGGAGTTGGCGTCACCCCTATCGATGTACCCTTCCCGGCTGGCGCGGAGATTAGCGTGGCCGTTGGTGATACCAATGCTTACCCTACTGGTGGCTCTTGGGAACTGTCTGTGGATGAGGCAGAGACCGCCCCTATGCCCTACAACGCAACCACCACACAGGTTGCCGCCACGCTTAACGCCCTATCCTCGGTTACGGCCGCTGGCGGGGTTTCCGTGTCCAAGACTGGGGAAGGTTACACCATCACCTGGAACACCTATGGCCTCAAACCCACCATCAGCATCGGCTCCGATACCCTTACCCCTTCCTCCTACCAGTCCATTAGCCTCGTCCAGGCTGGTAATGCCAACCATCGGCAGATTGTTTTTGTTGAACTGCGCCAGAATCCGATTGCTTTAAGCACGACCTGGACGCCGCTTCCCGCTCCGTCCATCACCTCCTCCCTGGTCAAGGCTTGGGACGGATCTTCCGTCATCTGGCGCGTCACAATCTACCCCCAGCCCAAGGCCGGGACGATGACCCTTTCATACGGAACGAAGACTGCAACCATCGATGTGGCTTCCGATACCACGACCATCGCCAATGCGCTTGACGCACAGGTCTTCTCCACCGGGCAGTACCAATGGGATATCGTACTCGACGAGAACACCGCACTCCTAGCCAGCGGAAACCTCATCGGTTATAACGGCTACAGCGGAACGATCAACTTCGCCACCGCCGAGTGCCACCAGTTCCTTGCTGGAGCCGAAGGCAAGAACACCACGATTGAAGTTTCAATCAGCGTGGACGACAAGCGCTACACGCTGATCCAGACTGGTTGCAATATCTTCGCCGATGTCATTTCTGACGGCGTCATCACCCCGCTCCCGCTCGGAGTGGCTCTCTCTGAACAGGTTGCTAACGCCCGATTCGTCCGTCGCGACATTGACCAGAACCCGGACAGCGCCACGCAGGATGTCATCTGGCAGAACCTTGGCGTAGAGACCCTAGGCTCTGATATCGTCGGCGCTCTCAATGGAGCCGACTCCCCTTCGGCGGCCAATCCGCTTGTTACTGCTTCTGATCTTTCTGGTTTTGGTGCTGTCTGGGGAAATATCGATGGAACGCTCTCTGACCAGACCGATCTACAGTTGGCACTTGATTCAAAATATGACGCCAGCAACCCCGATGGTTTCATTACTTCGTCCGCACTTGCTGGCTACGCTACGGAGTCTTGGGTCACTTCGCAGGGCTACATTACCTCTGCCTCTTTCAACGATTACGCAAGGCTTGATGGCGCTACCTTCACAGGTGGAGTGAATTTCACTTGGACGCTTGGGTTTCAGGACAATGGTCATCTTGATGCGTCTGGAGTAGATTCAGATGGCCGTTTTCGCATCCGATTCGGACAGGGTAATGGCGGCTCAATCGCCTGGGGTGATTTCGGTTTTAATGGGACTTACCTTGTCTACGGCAACGGCCAGAACCAACTCGAAACAGTTGCTTCGCAGACTTGGGTCAGGGCTGGATTAACATTCACCGGGAAGGTAAACATGGCCGCACCTACGGCTGGATCGGCTTCTCTCAATCTTGGCGTTGGGACTGCTCCGACCACCTCTGTTGCTGGTGACATCTGGATTGCAACGAACATCAATTACAGGGACTCTGCTGGGGTTCAAAAGGCTGTTGCGAACACCAACACTTCAAACACCTACACCGCACCGCAGATTATTCAGACCCCAGTCGGGACTGTAAATGCCGCCCTGCGTATCACGCAGAACGGAACAGGTGACGCCTTTAGAGTTGAAGACGAAACTCCCGAAACAACTCCTTTTGTAATTAATCAGTTCGGCAAGGTTGGCGTAGGTACTGCCCCGGACGCTACGGCCGCCATTAGGGTTGATGCCAACGGCATCTCGTTCAATGGCCTTTCCTTCAACCCTACTGGCACGGCCTCGCATACTGGTGGCTCGGACACCCTCGACCTCCTAGTCACCATCAACGGCGTTAACTACCGCCTCGGCCTTCGTCCCGCTTAATCTATGATCATCGCACTCATCTCCCTCATCATCGGCTTCGCTGGCGGCTTCTACGCTGGCGTCAAGAACGCCAACAGTTCCAAACTCGCCAAGGGCAAGGAACTGCTGTCCGCTCTCAAGTCCAAGGAGTAATCCGATGTGGCGCACTCTCCCAGTCGTCCTGCTGGTTGGGTGCGCCACGAAGGGTGACCTACCCAAGCAACCCGACGCCCCTGTCACCCCTGTAGTTCAGGAGGTTGGTAAGGATCTCGACAAGATGGACAACCGGGTCAGCGCCGCCGTTGCCATCGCCAAAGAGAACGCCGAGAAGCCAGCCGTTGTCCGCGCCGAACTGGGCGTGGCATCCTCCTATCTCCCAGAGCCTAGCGAGGCAGACTTGGCCTTCGCCAGACAGCGAGCCGCCAAGGCCGACCAGAAGGACTACAAGGCCGCCGAGGAGTACGGCAAGAAACTCCTGTCCAAGATCAACACCGACTGGGCGAAGATGGAGGCCGACCAGAAGGAGGCCAAGCGGGTCTCCGACCTCAAGGACGCCAAGATTAAGGAACTGACCGCCGAGATTGCTCGCGTGAAGAAGGAAGCCTCGGCCAACATCTGGAGCCTCACCGGGGCAGGGCTGGTGGTCATGGGTGGCCTTGCCTGTGCCTTCGCCTCCATCCGTATCGGCATCCCAATTCTGATGACTGGCGCCTTCGCCGCCGCCGTACCTTTCATTATCGATTCTCCCTACTTTGAGTACATCGCTGGAGTCACGCTCGTTGCCGTCTGCGGCCTGGGCATCTACTGGCTGTTCGACAAGGTTAGGGACTCCGTCAAAAACGATGTCCCCCCCTCCCCCAGCGAGTAACCCAGAAGACTACCAACAGGTGGTCAAGGATGGGGTGATTGCCTCGGCCCTAGGCTCGGCCGCAATGGTGGCCCGCCTCCTCCTCAGTACCGAGCCAGTCTCCCTGGGCTGGGTCATCCGACGAATCTTCGCCGCCGCCATCACGGCGGCCTTCGTGGGCTGGGCGGTGACCGAGCATATCCAATCCGTCCCCCTGCGCTTCGCCGCCGTGGGCGCATCTGGCTACGCCGCCCCAGAAGTGCTGGACTACCTTTTGAAGTACATTCACGCTAGAGGCCAGAAAGAGATAGCCGCTGTAAAGAAGGGAGTTCCCAATGCCAAAAGAAAGCCCGCCAAGAAGCGCCGATAACAATCTGCTGATCGCCGCAGGGATTATCCTAGGCATCGCGGCTCTCTGCTCGATCTACACCGGGATGGTGGTCACAGCAGTCCTCAACGCCTTTGAGTCAACCGAGGCGATGGTTATGCTGATCACCGATAGCGGTATCAAGTCCGATGACCTCAAGACCGAGCGTCAGTTGTCGGAGGCGACACTTGCCCTTCGGGCTTCACGCGACATCGCCGTTGCCCTCGGCGTGGCTTCCTTGATGATGGGTCTAGCGCTCGGCTGGCGGGTTTGGGGGCAAAAGGGGAATAGGTAGATACCAACCAGTCCACGATAACGCCTTGGCGGTGCCTTTTTGTCATTCTGACAGGGCCGTCCCGGTGTAAAACAGGGCGGCGCCCACCTTTTTGGGCGCAATGATGCCGTTGGTGACCATCGCCTTGATGAGAGCCGAGGCTTGGTCTTGATCGAGGCCATAGTCCGTTTCCAGTTCCTTGAGCATAGCCCCCCTGGAGGTGCAGGGCTTGGAGGCGAAGTGGGCGTACTGCTCCCCAACCTTGAGGAGTTCAAACTTGGAGGACAGCGGCGCCACCTCCCAGAGTACCTTGCCTTCGGCGTGGCGCAACTTGATGGACAGGGTGGGCTTGCCGTCGGGCATCCGCATCCCGGCCAACTTGCCGCGCTTGGTAAGGTTGAACGAAAAGATTGGGTAGTCCTTCGACTCGCGACGGACATTGATAATCGCCCTCGCCCAGTTTACGAGTTCGGAACTTCCCAATCCAGAATATGCCATGTCGCTAATGGTCTGGCCTTCCGTGACCTCCTTGGGCTTGGGCTTACCTTCGTGGTGGGTGAATACGATGATGCACCCGGTGTCCTTGAGGATAGGCTGGATAAGGTTACGGAGGAAGTGGGAGGCCACCTCCTGCTTGGAGAGATCACCACCCACATAGGAGAGAAGGGGGTCGCAGAAGATGACATCAAGTTGCATCCGCACCACAATCTTGCGTACTAGGTCTGCGAAGTCCTTGCCAGTCTTGGTGGTCTCCGTGAAGAAGCGGAGGTTCTCGCGCAGGAGTACCTTGTCCTCCCTGGACAGGTTCATCGCCGAGGTCACGCCTTGGTAGGACTCGGCCAAGTCGCCGACATCGCACTCGGCCTGAATGACGCCCACGCGGAGCGCTCGCTTGACCGGGATGCCGAACAGTTCCCGACCCAGCGCCCACGAACAGGCGGTCTGCATCGTGAAGGAGGACTTTCCGATACCAGACTGCCCGGTGATAAGCAGGGAGCCGCCACGGCACAGCCAGCGGCCGTGGCCGATCATGTGGTTCGGGTCGTGCTGGGTGTCGTAGGTCTCTAGGAAGTCCGTGCGGAGTTCGTCGGGGAGGTCTTGGCCGTCCCTCCAGATTACCCAAGAGTCCCAGTCCTCGGAGCCAACCTTGAGCGCCAGAACCTTCTGCTCCTTCTCCCCGCGCATCACGCCGCCCAGGCGAGACCAGCGGGAGGGGTTCTTGTTCTGGGGGTCTGGTTCGTGATCGGTGAGGAAGTCATACACAGTATTACGACGCTCCTCCCATTGTTCCTTGGTATCGGCATCAACCCTCACCCAAGCGTGGACGGACTTGCCGCCCGACTCAATCAGCGCCGTGATGGGGAGGTTCGACTGGTGGAAGATGGCGATTTGCTCGTCCCGGCTCTTCTTGTCGAACTCGACCAGCACATGGCGGTAGGCCGACACCGAAGTGTCCGTGCCGTTGAAGTCATCGGCCTTGAACGGATTGATGCGAATCCAGGCGCCCTGCTCGGACTGCTGGTAGTGCTTCTTGCCCTTGGCATCAGGGCCGAAGAAGCGCGCGATCCACTCGGCTCGCGTAAGGAAGTTGCCCTTGCTGGCCGGGAAGTACTTGCCGTCATCGTTCTGCCCAGCCTCGTTGGTGATGCAGACTACCTCGTCGTCTTTGAAGGCGGCGAACAGGAGG